ATCTCTGTATAAGAGACAGGAGTTGGATGAAGGCCTAATGCATCCATGAGTGTGACTCTCTTTTGTATAAAGTCAGAAAACATATGGGTTAATGAAGAAAGTATGTCATCTGATTGTACTCTAATAGCAGAGCTATAAATACAATTTGGACTTTCGTTATTCTCTATCATATCCCTATCCCCCTGAAAATCATCTGACATATTATCTAACACACCATAATAATAAAGTTCGTTAACTCCTGATAAGTTCTTCATGGTATTATCCTCCTTAGAAGCTTATTGATATCTACAAGACTACTATATACAATATACTTACATTTGTCAATATAGTTTTAAAGGGAGAATACACATATATGAAGAAACGAATACGTAAAATGATAACGGTTCATATTCCCGCAAGATTACATTCTGATATAGTAAAACTAGCTAACTCTAACGGTATGAAATTTAATACGCTATTTAAACGATTAGTGGTGAATGCTGTCAAGAAAAATTTATCTTTGATTGATTCGCCTGTTATTAGGGGGGTAGACATTGAGAAGAAGCAGGTGAACATTGATTATATTAAAGAATGGCAAGACATTAAAGAAAAGGCTAAAAAGTTCGATATGACGGGGAGAGACTTGTTGATTCTTATTTTAGAGGAAGAATTAAAAAAAGACCATATTGTTGATTCTATTACTTATAAGTGATAACATACACGTAATGAAAGACTATAGTTACCTAAATAAACAATGTGTAGCGTTCAATGTAATAAAGTTACAGAGGGCCGTGGCTTCTCTTTTTAATCATGAGCTTTTGAAAAAGAATGAGATTAGGCTCACTATATTTCATTTTACCATATTACTTGAGTTAACCAAATCAACCCAAAGAAATCTGACGCAACTCTCTGCTTTCTTAGGGATGGATAGAACGACCTTACTTAGAAATGCTCAGATTTTGTTAAAGTACGGGTATATTTCCTGGATTCGGAAAGATGATAAGAGATCTCGTTTTTTTGAGATTACTGAGAGGGGTTTGGGTATCTTAAAAGAAGCTATTCCGGTTTGGGAAGAGGTAAACAGAAGGTTCTTAGAAGAATCTAAGATAATGATGGGGTATAAATATAAAGAAGAAGATACATTTAATTCTCAATTAATTGATGATTTGGAAGGTATCTATCAAATCGCTTTTGATTTAAAACAGTCTGAGATAAAGAATGTTAACCAGAAAGAACAGAAAGCACGGAAATATCATCTTGCATCTCTTGTGTAATAAGCTCATCTCTGATAATCTTGATACTCTTCGCAGCATCAATCCCTATCTTTGCAAACTTATTGTTTTTACCAATAATATCTAAAACCTTGATATCTATCTCACGACCATCTTCCAAATATATCGTAATAGATTGTCCTGCATATCTATTTAAAATTAACATGTCCTTAAATCCTTTATGAATTAAATCCTGAATCTGCATACCAATGTCCAATAAGGGTACTATTCCCAGCCGTCGTTATAGTGCCTGCCGCTGTTATGTTGTTATAAATCAATGCCCCTTTACTATCTAATGCATAGATTGAAGCAGATAAGGCCGCTAAATCAGTACCCGTATTATCTGACCATCTATTGGTATTAGTCGTCGTGGTATAGGGATAAGTAACTAACGTAGGGGTTGTCCTCATCTCAACCTCAAAATCAATGCGGGCATAGGCCACTCCCGTAAGAATGGTAGTTGTCACGGGCCAGTAACAACCGGATTCTCCGACAACAGGGGTTGTGGGAGTGGCTGGAAAGGTTGCTGTACCTGTTGAGGTTCCATACGGTAAATCTTGTAAGAAAATTCTCTTACTATTTCTTAACTCTTCTGGGAAAAGGGATGCTATAAATCGAGTAGAATATTCTCCCTGCTCTAACTTAAGGGCACTTAAATTCAAGGTTGAATTCATAGCGATTGTTGTATCGTCAACCCATATGAATACAGCAAGATTATTAGTGCCACCGGTTGGGATACTAAAATAATGCAAGCCGTCTGGATTGGTAGTGTAATTAGCAAAAGAAGTGGTGACGGGAATATTAACCAGAGAGCCAGTTGCCAACGGAACATAGGTCCAATTAGCAGCCAATGTTGGATTGGTTCCAGAGCCATTCCAAGCACTCACAATATTACTGGTTGGCACATCGGCTGTTCCAGACCATTGGATTAAGGAAGCTCTTAAGTTTGTAATACCAGAGGCTTTAGCGCTAAATCCAAGCGATGTAACAAATCCATTAATACTTTGCGTATCTTTATACTCAATAAACTGAGCAACTCCAAACTTTGTATTAGCAGCGACAACCGTTGCTTTCCAGGAATAAGGACAACTAGCAACTAAGTTAATAGGTCCTGTATCACGAGAGACAGAGACAACATTATTTCCATTCGATTGTAGCTTCCAACAGTCAGCGGTATAAACGTTATTGTTGTTTACAAAGAATGTAGAGTTTGTAAAAGATGTTCCTCGTTGCCAAACAGACATACTTCCATTGATTAGGAAGTTAGGATTATCGACTGAGTCGCTCCATTCTAATATCGGAGAGGCTACGGTTCCGATGGTTCTTAGAGTATTACCAACCCCGGGACCAATGACAGGGAGTGAGTAATTTATGTTAGAACTTAATGCAGGTTGTATAAACGAGCTGAAGTTGGTTCCAGAGCTGGCGGGTTCATTTAAAATAAGGGCGGAACCATTCATTAATATTAAATTATTGGGGACACCGCTAGCAACCCCTATTTGAACATTATTGGAACCAGAGGGAATGATACTTAAGACGCCCGTCACTGTGGATAATATATTTGCCCCAGAAACCCCGATATCAATGTTCGCTGCTGCAAGAGAATTAACTCCTGTTACATTATTGGAGGCATCTATCAAGACACCAGAGTTTCCAAGACTACCGGTAATGTTAGTATATTTGGCGATAGCGTTCGTTGTGCTTGGACCACCGAATGTGGTGATGGTAGCCCATTGAAGAGCAGAGGCTCCTCCATACTGTAGTACTTGCCCACCAATTGGGGCCGTTGTTGGCCATATATAGCTCTGATTGAAAGATTGATTCCCAGAGACTAATAGATTGAAGTTTGTTCCGTTCGTCGCATCAAATTGAACACCATAGATTTCTGGTATAACCAAGACATCTCCTAATGTAATGGTTCCAGCATTCGTAGTACCAATCGTATTGGCACTGATGACTATATGCCCGGCGGTAAGGGAAGTAATACCCGTAATGGTTGCAGCAAGCGCAAGCGTTGGATTTCCAGCAACCCCAGTCCCATTGGTGACGGCTATTTGATTAGCAGTACCTGTAAGAGTCCTTAATGCCCAAGTATTGGCGGCTGTACGAGCGGCAATTCCTGTTGAATTTACAAATCCTGTGAGAGAAGCTAAATCTTGAGCCAATCCAAAGGTCAGCGTTCCAGCAGAGGTGATGGGGGAACCCGTGATTGTTAAATCTGTACTAGAAGAAGTTGCAGCAATAGAGGTAACCGTTGGACCCCCTGCTCCGAAAGGAGAGGTTCTCCAAGAACCATTAACCGTAGAGTTATCATATAACCATAGCAAGCTAGATTGTCCTGCGGTTAATGTTAAAAGCGTTCCTCCTCCATTATTCAGCACATGAAAGGTATTAACACCTCCTACGTTATTGAATAATATAGTCTGGAAAGTGCTGGCCTGAGTAGCATCTGGCATTGTAATGTTAAATACACCACTTGCCGTGACATCCATGATGCTATTGACAGTGGTATTTACATCCTGGAACTGGGTTGGCCAGCTCAACGTGATGTTTCCGGTTAAGGCTAATTCTATCCCAGAGGTATTGGAAGTACTGATGACAGCACCACCAAAAATATTAGTGTAATTACTCATTTTCTTCCTCCTTGGATGATAAAATTGGAACGAGCATATAAGATTTATTGGTAGTAAATTCCTTTATTTTCTCTGCTAGTCCTTTTTCCTTGAGAGGTGTTAAGAGAAACTTTGCAGTCTCTGGTTCCAATAGAGCTCTATTAATAAGTTCATTTCTTGCATCTATCTTTACTTTATTATGCAATTTACCTAAGAAATCCAAAATCTTTTGACCGCCCCAGATATTACCCACAGCCCATTTTAATGCTGTCGCTGTCATTCCAGAGGCGGCATCCAATATAACGGCGTTAGAGGCGGTTGGAGATCCTATAGCGCCACCACCTGTTTCCGCAAATGTTCTTCTCTTCAACACTTTTTCCATTCTGTCAAGGATATCCATTTGATCTCTATTAAATACTTCCTTTAAAGCTCCCTTATTTTGAGTCAAATATTTTCTATAAGCATCGTAACTAATATTATTTACCCCCTTTGCTCCAATAGAGGATAGTCCAATAGAATTATTGATATCATTTACAAATCCTCGTCTTAATCCTTCCATGGCTGCATCAGAACCCGTTTCTTTCACGAGCTTAACAGCTTCCCTGACTTTCTCTATTCTATGTGGACCTTGCAGTAATTTAGGAACATATTGGTTTAGATCTTCTCCAGTAAATGCCTTAAATGCTCCTTTGAAATAAGAATCGGTCTCTTTCATTCCTTGAACTTTCGCATGGTTCACCAATCCTTGCGCATTTTGTAGATTCTTTAATTTCGTATCTAAATGAGGATATATCTTAAATGCTCCTGGATTCTTTCTCTTCCAGGACTCAAGCCTCTTAACATCTACATTTCCAAAGGCATCTGTGACATCATTTAATATTTCATTGTTAATGTATCCCTCAACGGATTTAACAGTCTTTTTCTCATGCCCAATCTGCGACAATAAGTCGTCAGCATCTTTAATAGAACCCATCGATTTATTAATAATCGTATTGGGTATTTCTGCTTCCCCAATAGTATATTCCTTATTATATTTATCTCTTTTAACAATTTTCCCTATTGTTCTATGTTCAGTTATTTCACTGATTGGCTTAGAATATTCATGATAAGCGGCGCGAGCTTCTTTAACTATGGGAACAGATTCTAAATCTTCTAAGACTGCATTTTTTACTTCCTGCAATTCTCTCGCAAGCTCATTTTCACCAGAAGACTTAGCGCTTCCAATATAATTATCTATTTCCTTAATAGTCTGATTTACCTCTTGAGGTAAAGGATGCTTCCCTTCAGGGATGGTCATTTTCTTACCTGTAAACTTTTTATATTCTCCGCTTGAAATCATTTCCTTTGCTTCTTGTGCGGTCGGCTCATACATTATATTAGTCGGAAGCATATTCTTTATTTTTTCTAAATGATTCCTAAGCTTAGATCCTTTTCGCGCTATCTCCATTTTCTTTTCAATAAGTGATTCTGTTTTTGAAGGAGCAATACGTTCCTTAGACTTTTCAACCGCTTCATAAAGAGGTTTTGTCACACGTTCTCTTTCAGCTTCATGTTTACCCAATTTCTCTGAAACTGTCTTTCTAATTTCCTCTCCCGCTTCTTTGGGAGTAACCCTATGTGAAAATTCTTCCGCAGCTTCACGTGCTTTCGATTCAAGTCCTCTTTCCAATTCTCCTATGCTCTCTTTTGTTTCAAATAAACCATGTTCTGTTGGGGCTAATTTTTCCATGGCTTCTTGGATAGATGCTTGATCTAGAGCTTTTTGTTCTGAAATAGGGGCATAATGACCCCTTTTGGCTCTTTCTAATTGCGCGAGGCCCACATTTCCTGTTTTCTCAGCAACGGTTCCTTTATAGCCTGGAATAAGCTCTTCAGTTTCCGATAGTTTCTCTAAAACCTTAGGAATGTTTTCTTCTCCAACCACAGATCTTAAATATTCACCCACCTCTTTATTAACCGCTCCTTTTTGCGCAGATTCTCTATACTTCTTTGAAAATACAGTTCCTAATCCTTTACCAACCTTCTTTGCACCATATCTCGAAGCCGCCATAGATAGCGGTAAACCAACCGCTGCCCCTATATTAGCCCCTAATGGAGTGGCTCCTAATTCCTCTGCGCCTGCCGCTATCGTTCCTATTCCAGAACCTAATGCACCCATTTTTGCAAGCTCTTTAGCGCCAGAAGGATTCCCAAATAATTTAGAAACATTCACTAATCCTGGAATTTGTTTTGCCATTCCAACTAGCTTCATTAAATTACCAAGACTACCAGACGTTATCATGCCTGCGCCAAATTCAGATCCATGACGTGCGGCTTTCTGCTGAAATGTTTTAGGCTCTGTATCTAATTCTACCCCTAAATGCTTTAAACCCTTTTTTATATAGGGAGCGGCTCTCGGTAATTCAACCTTAGGAACAAGCGGCAACTCTCCCACTAATGAAATTATATCTTGAGGTAAATCAACGACATTAATAGCACCAGAAATTAATCCCTCTTTAATAAAGCGACTAATAGGAGGTTCTCCTGCCGATTTTTTTTGAGACGGTTTACGTTCTGAATCTAATAACTCTTTGGCAATTTCTGTATTGATATCAGACTCAGACGATTTAAAGCTATTACTTTGTGAAAGCTCTCGGGCTATTTGATTGTTCAAATCATCAAAATTCGTCATTTAGCAGATCCTTCAGAAATTCTCATTAACTGATGGGTTTTGTCATAATTACCCTGCTCAATCCATTTTCTAGCCTCTTCATCAGACATTTTTGCAAAGGTTGGAGATCGAGAACGTAAATTGTTTATCAATGAATCCATATCGATAGCTTCTTCTGCTGCTTCTTTCCCTTCTCCGCCTTTAAGAGAATCAATTTCATGTTTAAATTTAAGAGAGGCTTTAGAGGATAATTCTCTATCTTCAGCATCTTCCAATAGCCTTTTTAATCTATATTGCAATCTGTCTATAGGTTCATCTTTAGATAAATAAACACGTAAATCTTTAAATCTTGCCAACATCTGCGCATCAGGAACACCCCCTTTTGATGCTCTCTCTAAGATAGGCTCTAAGGATGTAAACTTAGAGATTAAATCTCCTCTTAAGGTGACTTCTTTATTAATATCTTGAAGTTTTTCATTTTCTGTCTCAGGCCCTGCCAATCTTGATACGTAATCTTTACCAATATTGGGTAATTCTTTAAAAACAGAACCATAAGGCGCAAAAATATTTTTCTCTGTCATTTTCTCCATCTTATCTAAGTCTTTTTTAATACTTTTCATGTCTTTAACTACCTGACCCCAAACTCTTGATTCCTTGGAATAGGCATTTAATTGAGCAGGCGTCTCAATAGGAGAATATTTACTCAAGTCTATCTTCTTATCATTAAACTCTACCATACGTTGAGGCGCTTCCTGTGCACCTTCATTTAATCCAGCTCTACCCGCCATAATATCGAGATATCGCTTTTTATAAGCCTTATCTTGAGCTTCCTTGGTCTGTTCACGTTCCATTTTATAACCCATTTGAGCAAGCCTTAATTCCTCTCTTCTTTTACGCTCTTGCTGTTCCATTTGACGAGCCAATAAGGTGGCATTCAGATTTTTAGCTCTATCCTCTTCTCCTAGATAAGCTTCTACACCATGAGGAAGCGCATGCGATATTAATTGGAATGCATCCCGAGGACGTTCACCAAACTTAAGATTTTGGTTACCCAGATGAGTTCCCATGTTAAACATTCCAAGACCCATGGCTCTATTCTTATCCATTTCATCCATCTGAATAGATTGTTTAGCCGCTTGCATCCCTTGTAAGGTTCCTTGGTTAATAGGGTTCTGCTGAAGCTGCTGTTGCTGCTGCATTAACATTTGTCTCATCATTTCTTGAGCAGGTGTCATCATTGATTCATCCTATTAAGACCCGCAAGTTGCATCGCCAATTGACCAATATTACCCATTGTGGACGGAACATAAGTAGATTCCGCAGGCATCTCATAGCTTCTACGGCTTGTAAGAGCTTGATAAGGCATTCCATGGAGAATAGCGGCTTGTCTTTCAAGAGATTCCCACGGCGCATTTTCTTCACGTTGATATTGTTCATAAGCCATGTTGCGACGTAGTTGATCCCAATTCTGAAGATATCTGGCCTGATTCTCTAACGTACCAATATCGGCTAATCGACTGGTATGCGCTTGTTGTCCTAATTGACCCAGTTGTCTCGCAGCTTCTAATTGACGAGCTCTATCTGCACCTTGGATTTGAGCGCCTTCCGAATATCCTTTATGTAATGCTTTGGATTGTTGTCCTGTTATTTCATTTAACATATCTCGGGTTGCTCTTTCAGCAAGTTGTTGATGTCTGGATGAACCATGATGACCTCTTCCAATAAAGGTTGATTCAAGTTGCGGCATCATATGTTCTCTTAAGGTTCTAACCCCTTCTTCTCTAATCCTATCTACAACCGCTTGTTGATAGGGATTCATGTAGTCTCGATATTCTCTTGGAAATGAAAAAAGAGCTGCACGTTCCGCATGCTGTTTTGCCGCATTCTGATAGGGAGCAATAGTATTCATCTCTCTCCCTAATTTCATAGCAGACATCATATCTTCTGGGATAGGAGCAAGGCGTGCACTTTGAGCTTCAGGTAAACCAAACTCACGTTGTGGACCCATGGGTCTTGGATGTGCTAACGCTTCATTGACTGCGCTACTTCTTAATTCTTGAAGAATTCTAAGATATTCTTCAGTGGTTTTTGCTCCTTGTAATCTTTCCCTCTCTCTCATCAATCTTGCAACAGAGGCTTCTGGAACCTGCTCAAGCATTAATCTTGAGGGTGCATTGGCTCTTGCTAATTCTGCTACTTGAGCTTCTAAAGCAGTGGCTTCACGTGCATAAGGGTTTGCCTCTGAACCGAATCCCAAATGAGCGAGTGCTCCATGTTCTGGATGTTGCGCCCATGAATCAGCTTGAAAACGCATTCTAGCCGCTGCGATTCTTAACTCATCTTCTCTTTTAATGGAATCAAGAGCCTGTTCTCGTTGGGCGGCATTCCTTGCCTGATCTCTCGCTAATGCTGCCGGAGATAATGCGGGCGCTTGCGTTGGCGCAGGAGGAGTAGGAGCGGCTCTAGTAGGAGCTCTCATATTCTGAAAAATATCTACGCTTCCCCCTCTAGCTGGCACTGGCGTAGGAGCCACTCTAGGACGTACAGGTCTTGCGAGCGCTTGCATAACCTCAGCATTTGTCATTCCCCTTCGAACTGGAATACGAGAGGGTTGAGCAGCAGACCGTGGAGGTTGAGCCTGAGAAGCGGGAGCAACGACAACCGGTGGCTGAGGCGCAGCTTGAGACATAGGCGCAGGCGCTCTTTGATTGGGAGGCGGAGGTGGAGCAGGGGGCGCACCCGGTGCACGAAATTCAGGCGGAATATAAGGCTGATATTGTCTTCGTCTTAAAAGCTCAGCTTCCTCTGCAATGCGTCTTAAAGCACCCTCTAGATGAGCAGGTAAATTCGATTGATTCATTCCATACATACGTTACCTCATATAAGCCGTTAAAGGCTTAGATTTAGGAGGAAGAAATTTCTTAACTCCTTTATGCTTTCTAAGATTGTTTCTCATTTTATCCAATACCTTAGCGCCTTCCTTCGGATCTCCTTTTCCAACCGCTTTCACCACATGATTGGGAATACGATATTCTCCCGGTGAAAGCCTCGCATCTATGGGCTTCATTTTATGACTGTGTGGATAATCCCGAGTAATTCCACCTCGAGCAAATTTATCTTCTATTTCTTGCTTAATACGCTTTGCCCCGGACATTGAATTACCGTCTCCTGCAAGGCTCACAGTCGTTGCATCCATAATGTAATCATCGGGTTTAAGTTCTGCTTTTACATCATCATCTTGACCACCAGAATCCCCTTCAACATAACCACCTTCTGCATAATATTCAATCTCTGGGTTAGTATCTTCGTAATAACGATTTTCTGGATCGTAACCCACATCCCCCGGTTGTAATACTCGTCTTCTTTTAATTCTGCTACGTTTATAGTTCTCTGGGGCATAAGGATTCATCTCATTCATTATTTGATGAGGCGTCTTCTCTTTATGCTTCCTAGCCCGCTCTCCTTCATGAATAGTTCCATAAAGAGCGGTTCCTAATAATGCACTTTGTAATGGATTATTCAGAATGCTATTTCCAAAACTTCTCATTCCATTGCCTATTGAGCCAAAGAATCCCGTATTTTCTGGAACTTGTGCAGATTTTTGTAAAGAATTGAAGGCAGCAGTTCGTTCAGCTAATTGTTGTGGTGCTCCACTATTTTGTTTACCCATCAGAGAGGATAGAGTGTTTGTTGCCATCATTGGACTGGTAGCGCCTCCTAATAATCTACCTGCGCCGCCACCCATTTGTCCCATAGCACCCGCACCACTGCCTCCAAGGCCTAACATAGAGCCTAATAAATGTCCCCCTGCGCCTACTCCCAGACCCGGCAGTGTGCCTCTAAATGGAGCTTCAGGATTGGCTATCGCACCTCCTAAGGTTCCACCAAGGGCACCACCCACGGCTGCTCCTCCGAGTCCCGATAGAGTGGCAGGTAATAGTCCTGGTGCTAAAGGAGGAAACAGCATGCTTCCTATCAATCCACCGACGGCAGGTAAGAATTTCTTAGCATTATCCCAAAATCCAAATTGTGGTAATCCAGTTTGAGGATTAATGTTGTAACCATGCGATAATCCAAGCTCCATCGCTTCTTCAGGATTAATGTGAGCAAGGATTTGATCTTGCCCATGACCTTTCCTTCGAAGTTCATCTGCAAAATATCTCAAATGTGCCGGAGAATTATGATGTTTCGGTCCAGGATGAACAGCACTTCTATGACGTAATGCATCACGCTTTCTAGGATCTGCGCCTACATGTCCACCATGAGCATAAAAATGTGTCATATCATTCCCTTAGGCATAACTCATACCCATATAATCACTTAAACTACTTCCTACCCGACCACCCCGTGCATATCCACCACGTCTTGAGAAATCAGCCGTTTGTGGAGTACCCCGTCCGTAATATCCCCCACGCGTAAACTCAGGGGCTTGTGGCGCTTCAGGTGCTCTAGGAACAGCAGGCCCAGAACGACCATATTGTCTAGCATAATCATTCACTGCTTGTTCATAGCTAGGGGGAGGACCCATATCTGATTGGCCAGAACGACCGTAGTAACCACCTCGTGGGAAGTTGGGAGCTTCTGGTGCTTGCGGAGCTTGTGGAATCCCATAATAGCCACCTTGCGTGAATTCAGGCGCTTGAGGTGCTTGTGGTGCTACAGGTATATAGCCTTCGCCACCACCCATATATCGACCACCCCTTTCACCTACATCTCTAAATACACTACTGGGTGAGGAATATCCCATTCCTTGCATAGACTGAGGAAGAGCATTTTCAAATTGATTGTTAAACCAATTTCCAGCTTGCTGTCCATATCCACCAAATCTATTCCCTAAATCCATATTGCCAAAGTAAGGTGATAATTGATTGTTCATCCAATTACCAAATTGTTGACCCATGTTCTGCCCAAACTGAGGTGCCATTTGGTTAAAAGGTGTATTTCCTCCCATTCCTTGCATATAGGGGTTCATTTGGTTTTGCATCCAATTACCAAAGCCACCACCCATTTGCTGACCAAACTGGGGCATACTTTGTTGTTGTTGTTGCTGCTGTCCTCCGCCGCCACCTCCTCCTCCACCACCGAAGAGGCCTCCGACCATGTTGCCGAGGGACCCTCCCAACATACCTCCCGCTGGACCGCCTAAAGCTGTCCCCGCAAGACCGCCTATAGTGCCCATCGCAGGCGCAAACGCCTGCCCAACATCTTTAATGCCGGACCAAATGCCGTTACCAACAGTAGATAGTGCGTCGCCGATTGGACTGAAAATATCAGATAACCATGACATATTAAGTTCCTTTTAAAAGTTCGCCATTGTTAAGAAGACCGCCATCGCCCATTGCTTCCAATCCCGAAAGCTCTTAGTCGACGGCGCGTAATTCGATAAAAAACTGTTTTCCTCTACTAAAAAATTCCCCCACGTTCTCCAATTCGATTCATTATACAGCAATGGTATGTTATCGTTAGGAAAATCTATGACTAACGAATCAGCCCATTTTTGTAGTGGAATATCTAATGGAATTACCATTGATGTACACCAATTGAACTGCCGAGTAATCCTCGGCAGTTGCTAAGGACTTGTACCACTTTGTCTACCATCCCCAATCCTTGCTACCAAAAGCACTTGTCCCATAAAGTAATCGCCACCAATGGCATTACTCTCAAACTTAAGCCTCATCTCTCGAGCCTGCTCTCTCATATCTACCTTGACTGTTGTAGGTGTAATTACATAGGGATTCTGAGTAGAAACAGCGGGATTTGAGATTGCATAATCTCGGCCTGTCACTGTTAAAGTTAAGTTCTCATCTTGGAGGAAGTCGGGTTCGACTCGGGTCAGATAGACCCATCTATCAAGGCCGATGCGTTGACCGCCGGGGCCATTAGCGCAATAGGCGATATCTCCGCTTTGAATGAAGGAATCGATGGCGGTTAGGACGTTTCCGACGTTTTGGTCTACACCGGTTTCGTGGATCCAAACAGGATATTCACCCCCTGATGCCACATTATCGGTCCAGATAGGACTTGCAAAGGTTTGGTCAAAATAACCATCACTTCTATTAATCGCTGTGTCATACCAACACTTAAGACGTCTATTATAGATAACCGCATGATTGCACTCTACGTTATTACCGGTTGGGAAAAACCACCAAATCTCACCAGCGCTCGTTACTTTTGTTGCCCATACTTTTTGACGTTGTGCATAATTCACATTTGCAAAGAAAAAGTCTAAGGATTTATCATTGGGTAATTCTTGAACCACACCATTATAAAATAAGAATCGATCAATCCCTGCCCAAAAGTATTCATTATCGTATTCAATAATTCCTCTGCTAGAGAGAATAGAGCTTTCTGCGGTTACGGTATCAAAATTGAATATCTCAGTTCCCCCCACGAAAGTCATACGGATAAGGCTATCTAAGCTCCAAAATAGACCGGCGGGGCTTGAGTTACCGGCTCTAACTGGCAATCCAAAGACAATTTTAGAGTTTGTGACTCTGGCGGTGAAGAATTCAGTGGTTGGATCGTTAGGATTCGATACTATAATATTCCCATCATTTCCATACATCACTAAAAATGGAGACAATACGACTATACCCCCTGATACATTAAATCCGGTTGGAATGAGAGGCGTATTAGCAAGAGAATCTCCGTAATAAACTGCTGCATCCACATTGCTTGCAACAGAAGCGAGATTTGGGGCAGCAAAAGCTACTAATATGCTGGAATTATTAATGGTTGAATACATGGTATCAAACTGCCAATCATTATTGACATTAGGGATATATAAGGCAGGAGTTCTGCCCACTTCTGGACCGAGGGCGGTTCCGAACTGATCTATCGGGATATAAAACAACTCATCCTGGTCACCAATATAAACATTAAAATTAGGCGGATTAGGCTGAACATAGCTACCACGAGCAATATTATCAATCGTTGTTAACTGAGCATATCCTCCCATTTTCCTTGGTTTTGGGACCCCACTACCATCTGCCCAGAACCGAACCCATTGTCCATCCGTCCAATATTGACTGGAAAATCCCGTACCATCCCTCTGTATCCCAGGGGCGAAGTGAAGAGCAAAGACTTTATCTTGAGGAGTCGACATACTAATCCGCCCTTATACTGGTTTCGCGGTCGAGCTTTCTTTCCTGGTCTTGAGCCGCTAATGGAGCCAATCGTTTCTCGTATTCAGCTTGCATTGAAGGGATACGCTCTGGAAAGTTCAAATAAATAACCGCCTCTAATAACACTGCATACAAATAAAGACTCGGTGCATAGTTCGTAATCCAGTTGGTTTGAACATTCGCTGTGATAGTCTCCGGGACTTCTAAATAGGCCAATTCAAATGGATAAGCCTGGTCTGGTGTTGGCACAATTAAATAGTTGTAAAACCCATAATCTGCATAATAAAGGGGTGGGGCTGATACGGATGCATTCGGTGAATAATTACGACAAAACTCATACGTTCTAAGCAGTATGGGAGTGACAACATTATTTCCAACACCTGTTCCATAATTAAAAGTTATGGTTCTTCTCCATCTAGCAGGCTTTGGAATAACAGAACCCCCGTTAATAGCATTAGCAATAAAAGTACCGGTGACATATTGTTCCAATCCAATATTTTTTAAATCGGCATTGATTCGGTCTGTTGCTTGATAAATCAAATTAGGAATGTAGGATACAAATAGCGTATCGTATCTATCAAGCTCATCTTGAACCTGCTGAACTAACGAGTTATATGTCATTACCATATACTTATCCTAACGTCCATGAAATTCCATATTCATCTATCTTGATAGGGTTATCGCCACTCTGAAAACTAGCAAGGCCCGTATTCCCCGTATAAGCGGTAATCGTTCCGACAGGACCTGTAACAAAATTTATCGTCATAATGCTTAATCTATTGAAGCCGGTAGAAACAGAGTTATATACCATATACAAATCCCCAATCGGATTGGCTGGTATAAATCTTGCGGGTATAACAGAACCAAAAACCCAGGGAGCAGTCGCATTGGCGGCGATATTATCGACTACCGAAATACGCATTGTCACAACATTACCAATACGAGTTAAATAAATAGTCTGATTTGTTACTGTACGAGGGCCGGTCCAACTCGCTGTTAAAGTAACTGTCTCATAATAATTCAATGGTGCTGGAACATAAGACGCTATACCATTACCTGAGAAGTAAAGATTATTAGCGCCCGCGTTCCCAAGGTTATCTGATATCAATCCATTGTAATAAATGATATAGGATTGCAAGGTAACGGTCTGAGAAGTATCGACGGTTAATGAGGTTGTGCTTCCAAAGGCTGTTATGAATCCATAGGAGCCGTTTGAGAATACTATTAAACCTCCTACCATTGCTGTTGTGAATGTCGTACCTGAGCCGGTAACAGTCGTTGTAGATTGACTTGCGTTCCCAGCGGCATAATTAGAACCATAATTTGCTATCTCGCCAGAGAATGCGGCAAGTCCTGTAATGGTTCCTAATGTTGGGGTTTGGAAATTAAGTGTTCCAGATCCATCAGAATGTAATGCAAACGCTGCATCTGCTATGGGTAATGTCCAGGTAATATTGGATGCAACAGCGGCGCTTATTAGTTGAGAGTAATTGGTATTCCCAGCATTATATAATTTCAGACCGATGCCGTTATTGCCCGCTGGATCTATGAGGATATTACCACCAGAAACGTGTAGATATTCCGCGGGCGAACTCGTACCTATCCCTACGTTAATAGAGCCATTGCCTAACACTAACGCAGTACTAATGGCAACAGATGCGCCATTTCCGATAGCAGTTGTATGGGTCAATGAAGAAGCTGAAGCATCTGCGTCAGTCCCGGCAAATGTACAGAGTTGATAATTTGTTTGGAGGGCGCCAGCGCTCCATCCTATCGCAACACAACTATTTGGAAATGTAGATGATACAAAAGTTTGATATCCTATGCCGACGCTGAAAAGCGCAGAACTACCAGCGAGCTTTCCGCTTTGATATCCAATAAATACATGATCTGCAGATGTGGATGTTACATTCTGATTTCCCGTCTGAGTACCAAGCAAAACATTATTACTAGCGGCATGTATAAAAACACCAGCCTGATAGCCAATGCCAACGTTTGAAACAGCAGATGTTAATCCGGTTAAAGTATTGATTCCAAGCCCAACGCACTGATTCCCAGACTCCGAGCTATTACCGCATGACGTTCCAACGAATAAGTTATGCCTAGTATGATCGTCGAGAATCGTAGTCGGATTACCAGGAGAATAATAGTCCGTTCCAGCGACAGCGGTCGATAAGGTCCCGGTAGATAAAGATACCGTATTTTTAAGAAGACCAGTCGTCAACGCTCCAATACTTTGAGCATTCGTAAATAAGACATTCGCGGTTGCTAATATGAACTGAGCAGAAGTATCAAGCGCTGCATCACTAATAGAACTCCAAGAACCCGCTTGATAGATATCAAATGTATCGGTTGATTTATTGTAAATCATGAACCCATTAACGACATTCAATGCATTTCTTTGAGTCGTTGTCATTCTGGGAATCAATAGCCCGCCTAACGTTGATTGAATCTCTAAAGCGGCTGATACAGGTTTTCCGCCTACAATCGTTAGGGTTGGAAGACTATCTGGAGAACCACGCGGTGCTTGACCAGCGTCAACAACTAAGAACGCAGTATTTTCTATTCCGTATGAAACTAAATTAATAGCCATTATTGAACCACCCATGAAATCGCAGATTCTTCAATAACCGATGCTTGGCCGCTAGTAAAATTACCAAGATCATTAGACCCATAACTTGCGATCAACGTTCCAATCGTTGCGGTTTGAGTGTAAAGACGTATGACCGATATTGATATAACGGCATTCAAAGAAGCCACATAGGGAAAGAATAAATCTCCATTCGCATTTGTTGTGGGCAAAAATCTTGCCGGAACGAGAACACCAAACGTCCACATGGTAGTGCTGCCGCTCGTTCCGCTTACCTTCTGAATTCTCGCAGTGACAACGTTTCCAACTCTCGTAAGATACACATTGCCAGCAACAGTGACAGGCCCTGTCCAGTTACCACTTAATACGGCTGTCTCATAGTAGTTGAGCGGTGCTGGAACATAAGAGGCAATACCATTTCCGTTGAAGTACAAGTTGTTAGCACCCGCATTTCCTAGATTGTCAGAGATAAGACCGTTGTAATAAATCGTATAGGCCTGACCCGCTTCAGTTTGGGAACTGTCGACCGTAAGCGATGTCGTAGTTCCGAAGGCAGTAATGAACCCATAAGTGCCATTAGCAAATACAATGACGCCTCCTACCATTGCGACTGTAAATGTCGTGCCAGATCCCGTAATGGTGGTCGTTGATTGGCTAGCTGTTCCAGTAGTATAGGTTGATGCATAGTTTGCTATCACACCAGAGAAGGGAGCAACGCCACTTACTGTGCTTAAGGTTGTTATGGCTCCAAAAGAAAGTGTTCCCGCACCATCTGATTTCAGATAATTCGCAGAATCTGTTAATGGTAATGTCCAGGTAATGTTTGAACCAACATTAGCGCTCTTAAGGGCAGAGAAAAAAGTACTCGCAGCATTAAAAAGCTTTAAGGAGTTGGCGCTGTCGATTCTAATATTACCACCAGAAACGTGTAAAAATTCTGAAGGCGAAGAGGTTCCTATTCCCACATTGACATTATTCCCCAACACCATTGCGTTACTGATGGCGACAGACGCAAAAGCCCCAATGGCTGACGCATTTGTAAGATTGTTCACAGAAGCATCAGTGCCAACCCCGATAAATGTGCAATTAGTATAGGTTGTTTGAAGGGCGCCAGCGCTTCCTCCTATAGCGACTGTATCCAGAGCGCTCGTTGCTAATACCAATGATTGATATCCAACGCCTACGTTTCCACCACCGATGTTAGCTATTAATTCCCCAGATTGATAACCAATTAATACGTTTGCAGGACTAACAACATTTTTCCCCGCTTGCGTTCCGATTAAAACATTATTGCTGACCCCAAGAATAGAAATTCCGGCTTGATATCCAATGCATACGTTATTATTTCCAGAAGTGATTCCGGTTAAGCAGTTGACACCAAGGGCCGTGTTTTGAATTCCAGTAGCAGAAATATTACCGCAAGATGTACCAACAAAGAGGTTGTCAGTTGTTGGGGTGCTTCCTGTATCAATGATTGTTGTGGGATTACCGGGCGAATAATAATCCGTTCCGGCAACGGCTTTGCTTAATGTACCGACGCTTACGGATACGGTATTCTTTAAAAGCCCTGTTGTAAGAGCGCCTAAACTTTGAGCGCTAGGGAATGTCGCATTTGCAGTACCTAATATGAACTGAGCGGTATCAAATGTATTAGTAATTTGAGTCCAAGCGGCTGCTTGATAGACATCGAAGGTATCGCTGGTTGTGTTGTAAACCATCAACCCATTCGTTGCATTTAAGGCATTACGTTGGGTCGTTGTCATGCGAGGCAATAACAATCCACCAAGAACTGATTGGATTTCTAATCCAGCAGAGACGGCTTTTCCGCCTGCTTGCGTTATGGTGGCTACTGAATCAGGAGAGCCACCAGGCGCTTGACCATAGTCTCCGATAAGGAAGGCTGTTGGAACTACTCCGCCAGAAATTAAATTAATTGCCATAATATTTTCCTATAGTAAAGTCTGCCAAGAACCATTTACGTAAACTCGTATATGATTAGTGGCTGTGTTGTAATAAATCATGCCGTTTGCGCCTGCGGGGTCTGCCGTTAAAGGTAATAATGTCGGTACTGTTGCGCACATAGAATTAATACTGACGACAGGGGCTGTTACAGCAGTCCCATCTAATTGAAAAGTATTAGCGCCGGATCGATTAAAGTTCACGGAAGTCGTTGCTAATTGCATGGTGCTATTATTACCAAGACCGTCTTGAACATTAGAGAGAGCAGGAGTTAGCCCTTGACCATTATTGGTAAGAGTTATTACGTCCCCAAAGGTTTGCTCTGGGTCTTTAAGAACTAAATTTGTCATGTTGTACCCATAAAATTAGTCTGTTGCAAATTTTGAAGCCTTATGTTTCCATTAGGTGCCGGAGCACCATCAATAATGGTTCCCCAAGTTCCCCAGGTATATTCATTCAATTGATTCCAAGGCAATCCAAGACCTGAACTCCAAGTAATATTGGTTGTCTGCTGAGGACGAGGGAATAGGAAGGGAACCGGGTCTGGTGGCAATATAGGCGGCCTATTCTGCTCATTAGGCTTATCTGCATAATCTTTCCCTACATAAAGTCCCGTCCAAATCAAAGCGTTTCCACGCCATTCCATCTGACGTACCAAATCCTTATGCATATGCACAAAACCTGTGTAATCACAGATTCCAAGGCCTCTCGGAGAGCTCGGGTCAATTTGTACATGTTTGCCATGCGGACGCCACGTCATACGTCAGACCATCCTTGATAGTTTCCGTAAATTCTAAGCGGTACCTTCTCAATGTCTGACTTGCTAGCAGCACTCATTACTTGATCTGCTAATGCTTTTAACATCTGAATCTTGTCCATAGGCAAGCTATATTTTACGGCTAAGTTATATGCCAATATCGCAGTAATAGATTCTAAGAACCTGGCCGGTACCTGAGGATTATTCGTCAACTGCCCAATGTCTTGAATCGCTTGAGTCGCCGTAAAATACAAATTATTGTATTGAGGGGTTGGCACAGGCCATACGTTCAAAATAGGCACTATCTGTCTATCTAAATAGAAGCTCGTAGGACGCCCCGTCTGATTCTTATACTGCAAAGACACATATTCAGAACGAGACAATGGAGTGATAATCCAATCAGTGAGAGCTGTATTAAAAAAAAGCTCCTGAACATTCAACGTCGACCCACCCGTCTCACGAACTCTAAATAACGCTCCGTTAGTGGGTGTTGTTACAACAAACCACGTAATAAGACCAACCGTATAGGTTTGAGCCGGAGCAGAACCCACTTGGAACCAATTCACATTGTCATTAGAGTATTCAAATACCAGCGTATACGTTAATGTCGCATTAGATTGAACACCCACGAGCGCAATCGTATAAGAAGCGGTATTCCAGTTATAACTGATATATCCATTAGGGGCCGTTTGAGTGCAAGCCGTCGCTGGATTATTATCAAAAGCATTAGCCGCATTACCCCCCGCAGAGGTAAATGGAGTACCGCCAAGATTGCGTTGAGATTGTCTGATGGTTGCTTCTAATACACGAATCGTATTAGGTGGCATCGTATAAGAGGCTTGATTAGGGACTAGGTTTAACATGAACTGTTGAACAGTCCAGAGGTTTAAGCCTTTATTGACTAAATCACTTAATATGAAATTAAGCGATCGCTTAGCTGCATTTATCTTTTGGCCTTCAAGAAGAGAACTAGGAATACCTATACGCTCAAAAGCGTCTTCGATTAACTCAACACTTTGTGGTGAGGAGAATGCATAGGTACCAGATGTAGTCACTTTTACTCATCCTTCTCTATCCATGATGTAGACGTTTTAATGTGCGAGCCAATATCGCTTCTTTACGTAAGGTTTTATTCTTAGAATGCGTGGCTTTTGCAAGTTTCTTAGCAGGAATCTTTTCACCTTTAGGAACATGTAGTTTACGATGAAGGGCTCCGGGATGTTTAATGGCTCCTTGGATCCATTTTCCGCCCTCTGCCATTCCGCCTTCAGCCATACATTCCTTCATGTATTCTTTCTTAGCTCGGCTTGTCATTTAAGTCACTCCTTGCTGTAAAAAGGTTGCGACCAATGTTCCATTCGTTGCTGAATTAATAAGAACGTTGCAATGTTTAACAGGGGTGGGTGCATAAATAGGACTATCTGTTCCACCGCTAACGTTTACCGCATAGACACCCAATGGCAAAGCTTCGCTCGCCGTTTGGCTAATCATGGTATAGATTGGTTGGAATGTATTAGGTGTAGCAAATTGAGGACCAACAGGATCTAACGTTCCCTGAAACGTATAATTAATAGTTCCAGTGACAATAACGGCTACCATCATCGCGCAAACAGATGCGTTATGATTATATTCGAACCATTGTGTTTGACCGGTCGTACCACTTCCAACAGAAACGGTATTGCCGCCTCCTAAGGTTGCATCAATACTAACAGAAGTAACCGTATCAAATAATGCGGTTGTGTAAACCGTATTATTATTGGGACCAACACGCGTCTCAGTTTGAGCAGCTCCTTTATACGTCCCAGTAATCGTAAAATTGACACCGCTTAAATTAGCGCCACCACCGGTAGTCAAACTAACCGTTCTGGATATACCGGGCCAAATAGCATAAGGAGTAACAGCATTTGCATCGGGTGCACTAGCCGTTACAGCTAACGTACCATTGATAATAAGATTACCCGCAGCAAGTTTGCCTTGTGCCAAACAAACGGCTGTAGTTACTGCTGCTGGCCATGTATAAACTGTTGGTCTTGCCATTTAGACGATTTCACCCTCTACTACTTCAGGTTCAACAACTGGCGGAACCTTTTTCAGGTCTAGCTCTGAAACAGAACCTTTCATAAGATTAACGGAATCCTGATACGCAACAATGGCACCATTCAATTTTTGAATATCTGCAATAGCAATATTTCTCTCTCTCTCCAATTCACTAACCCTAGACGTTTGTTTGTCTAACGTTTCTTGCAAAGTCTTAATGTGCGATTCAATCTTCTGAATCATACTGTCCATATATATCTCCTATTTCCTAAGTTAAAGATTCCTATTATGTTACTGGAACAATCATGTACCAAAGATACCAGTTAGCTGTTCCTGTACCGGTTGTAAACAATTGAGTGGCGTTAGTGATGCAAACAGGTTGATTAGCAACTGAAGTACTAACCAATTGAACACCTTCAGCAGCTGGAGTGACCGTATTACTAATCATTCCCAATGCGCTGGCAATCGTATTATTAGAGCTCGCCGCTGTGACAGCGGTTACCGGCATAATCTGTGATGCTAAAGTAGTACCATGACCTGTGGTGCTATAGTTAAGGTAAACCACACCACCGGCAGCAAAGCTTGTTGCACCAATAATTTCTAAAATAAAGTTTTGAACAATAATCGCTTTTCCAGAACCAGGGGTTGCTATCAACTGAATACCGGTCGTAAACATGCTGTTAATATTGCCGGCGGTTAATGTGCCGGTAGCATAGATTAATCCAGTATTCGAGAATGAGAGAACACCAGCAGCGTTTGAGGACATTGGAATCGCGGTTGTCGTAGCGCCCGCTGGAACCGTTGCATCTGTAAGAGGCCATGTCCAAGTAAGGTTTGAAGCAACTGCCGCACCTAAAATGATTGTTTGGAACGTATTAGCTTGGTTCCATAAAGCAATAGAACCAGCAGTGGTGGCACCTCTAACAGAGAGGTTGCCCGCTCCCTTAGGCGTAACACTAATATCAATATTCGTATCAGTACCATTCGCAGTAAATCCAACACCGGTTGAAAGCCCTGTTCCAGTAGCGCCACCCGTCACGGATACCCAGTTAACGGATGATAATGTATCTGTTATCTGGAATGAACGTACGCCAGTCGTAGAAAAATCAAGTACGCTTGCAGCACTTTGCCACATACCACTACCAGCATCTCCGGTAAAGGCATAACTTGGCGTTGCAACAGCTCCTACAGCATTTAAGAGAGCGCCTGTTCCCTTAGGGGTTAAGGTGAGACTAATATTTGTATCGGTACCCGCTGTGGTAATGGTTACGGTATTTGTTCCAGTTGCTCCACCGGTGATTGTGAGGTAATCAACGGCAACGGCAGTTCCAATCAGTTGTAATTGTCTAGCCGCATTAGCAGAGAAGTCCAATGTATTGGCAGCACTGTGCCACATGCCAGCACCCAGATCTCCGGTGAACGCATAACTTGGCGTTGCAACCGCACCGACGGCATTTAAAAGCGCTCCGGTTCCTTTTGGAGTAAAGGTAATGCCAACCGCTGCATCTGTACCAGTAGCAGCAATCGTTACTGTATTTGATGCGGCTGCACCACCAGCAATTGTCAGGTAATCAACGGCTACCGCTGTACCTATAATCGATACTTGACGAGTTCCGTTAGCAGTTAAATCAAGTGTATGTGCAGCGCTACTATAGAGCCCTACATCTGTACGACCTGTGAATGTGTAGCTAGGAGCCGCTGCGGTTCCTAAACCGCTGGTTACAGTGGTAAATGTTGGAGCTGCTCCACCAGATTCAACGGCGGTCCATGCACCATTTATATAAGCAGTTAAGAGATTGGTTGTGGTGTTGTAAATCAACATCCCATTAGAAGGAGTAACAATGGCATTCATCTGCGTTGTCGTCATTCGACTTAACAAGAGTGCAGAGGTAACTGATTGAAGTTCAATACAGGCAGAGACGTTTACGCCAGCTGAAGCTGTCATGGTGGGCAGACCGTCTGGCGAACCAGCGGTTGCCTGAACCGGATCTCCAATTAATATTGAAGCAGTGCGTGTGTCTGGCGTATTAAAATTTAGTAACTGTGCCATTACATATACCCCTTATAAGGTAAGTCAATTTGAGTGGGTTACAATTTATAACCCACTCATCAAATTAAGGACCATTACTTCCGTAAACCGCACGTGGATTTGACCACCCGAAGGAATAGCGTTCGACTGCCTTGGCCAAAAGATTATCAGTTTGGAAATCGGTATATACGTCAGTCTCAATCTTTTCCCGAACAAAATGTTTTAGTCCGTCAACTGCATCAGTGACCAAGAACCAAGCATTGTTTGCTGTTAGGTACTGATTACAAACCCAGCCTTTTGGAAGATACGAACCATTGTAGACAGCTGACACGTCATTATTGGGAGTGTTCGTTCTGAACGCAGAACCCAAAACGCGCTCCGCAACAAATTGACCTTGTGGTGACACAAGCAACTTCTGCGCTTTCGTCATCACAATGAGACCCGCTTGATCTTTGAACTGTTGAGTGGTAATCAATGCACTTTCAAGTGAAGCTTCATTAAAGTCCACATCAACGGATGGTTTATTTGCATAAACACCCGTATCAATTGGGTGACCTGTATTACAGAGAGAAACACCATCTCCCCCAGGGAATGAAGAACTAAAGGCATTGTTGAAAATGGCAGCACCCAAAACTTCTTTCGTTTGTGCCATCGATTTCTTCAAAGCTTTTACCATCAATGGGAATTTCGTCTTGTACAGGTTATCCATTACAGCAGCACGAGTTATTTGGAACTGCAATGCGACGTAACGATTGATGTACGTCGAGATTACGCGTTGTCCCATAATGTCGGACTCAGTAGGCGAACCTTCGGGTCGAATACTAGCTAATCCCAGCATTCTCATTTCGGTTTCGTATTCTACTGCCTTGTCAGATTCGTAAACTTCAAACAGTTCCGACCATTGACTTGGGTAGAATGGATAATCACCGAACACCGCAGACAGACCAGGTCGCAAAAGTGACGCTATCTGAGTTGTGTTAATTGCCATTTAAAAACTCCTTTTAATCGTTACGGGCTTCACTGCCCTAAAAAACCTTAAAACCCAGCTACGCCAGCCCTAAACGCATGTATGTTGATAAGACATAGAACGTTATTAAAAACTAGCCCTGAAATGTTTCCAGAAACTGGGGTAAATCGAATGAGCGTCACTTGATAGGTTGCGTCCGCAGCAGGTGCTACGTTGGAATCCAAATACCAAACGGATTGACCATTCAATGGAGTTCCAGCCGCAGGATTTGAAGCAGGAACAACACCAGCAACAGCGTTATAAGCTGTTCCTTGGGCTACGTTCAGATTCATGTTTAATCCGAGGTTTCCGATCAAAATAGACGGTGCAGCAACTGTTCCACCTGCGCCTGATGCGACTTGTATGTCGTATAGAATAAATGGATCGTCAGTTATAAAAGCTTGAGCAGGTATTGAACCTAATGTTGCAGTTCCGGAAGCCCAATTAGGAAGGAACTGAACCGTTCCAGATGTGTCGGTATATCTAACACCCTGAAATGAACCAAGTATTCGATGGGTAGACCCAGCGGTTGCTAATGTAATACCGCCAGTCGCGTTATCCCAATAAACAGGATCGCCAGTGGCTATATTGGCCGCTAAGCCAGAAATTATGTTGTAAGGAGAAGTTTGACCTGTGTAGAGAGAACCGTTTAAATATTGTCTAGGAATCAGCCCGCGTGGAGCGTTATAACCCGTACCATTGCTCATGTTACTACCTCGTTAAATCCATTTAATTACTACTGGGCGTCACTGCCCGACCGTTTAAAGGCTCAGGTCCGCCTAATGGTCTAACGTGCATGAACACGATGGAGGTATGGTTACCGCTACCTTAGTTTATAGAGATTTGGTACACTCTAAGCTGGTTAGTATCCAACTTGACACTATGATAGCATAAAAATAAAAAAGGCAAACAATATAAATCGCTTGCCTCATTTAATTAAAAGCTATTGGGACCTAACACTCGTCGTCCTATGACTCCCCGTTCTTGAGTAAAGTCCACCTTACTATTAATGCGTAAGCCTGGAACATTCTCTTCTCCTAAGAAGTTCTTCAACCCCTTAATAGAACCTACCAGGTTGTCATTCATCGCCTCTCGACGAGCCCTATCTTCAATTCCAAAAATCTCAGGCCTCTCTAATAAGAGAAGACCATTAATCTGGATACAACTAACTGACTGATTTATTCTGCCAGTATAGTCTTTTGGGACCAAGTCGGGATGTCGTTCTGGGGGGACGGGTGTCCATCCGGTTCGATTGAGTTCTAGTTCGCGGGCCATATCGGGGCGACCGCCATCATAACTCATACGACCCCATACATATTCCCATCCTTCTGGGATTTTCTCTTTGGGGATATAAAATGGATCTCTTCCATGCATTTGATATCCTTTTCT